TGATATAAGGGTATACCCTTAGTAAACTATTGGGCGGCGTCTACGCCGCATCCCGCACCAATTTTTGTGACGTGACAATTTGACCCAAATGACCCAAAGCTTTAAAGCTTCGCGCGCGCTGGCGCCAGCTTTTTAGGTCATTTGGGCTATGCAAAAACAATGACCCAAATGACCCAAAGCCAGCCAGCCAGTGGCCATGCTGGCGTCAATTTAAAACGATGACCCAAATGACCTAAGTGACCCAAAGCCATGCGGATCCGCAGCACCAAAGCACAATGCATTCAGGCCAAGGGGGAGGGGGTAGGGCCGAGCGCAAAGGGCCAGCAAAAACGTAGTGTTCACGAACAATTTTTTTTTCTTACAGAAGTTTGCAACCAGCTTTAAATTTTTTGATTTTTATTTTTTGTTGTAAACTCACAACCACTCGCAAACGCGCAGGAGAACACATGTTCCATTCAATTCCATTTACACCGCGCAAGGTCGAAGCGACAGAGTCGCGCTTGAAGGCGGTATATGACGCGGCCAAGCTGGGCCTCAAAGGCGACGCACTAGCGCTCGCCGCAGGCATGTTGCCTATTGAATACAGACAACTCACGCAACTTGACCCCGTGGTGGAACTCGCCGCGCAGAAGGGTAAAGCTGATGGCGAGATCGAACTTTCTAAAGTCATGCACCAAGCCGCCCTCAACGGCGACGCTAAGGCGGCGTTAGAAATCCTCAAACATCAACACGGCTGGGTGGCCAAGCAAGCCATATCTGTCGAAGTTGATCAGCGCATATCCATCACTGGCGCGCTGGCCGAGGCAACCAAGCGAGCGCTGACAGTCGAAGACGCCAACATCATAGAAGCCCAAGTCAATGCAATCGACCATATACAGCGCTGAAGACGAACAGGAACTCATGGCCAGATTGTGGGCGCCAGCGATCAAGGACAACCCCTTGGCGTTTGTGATGTTCGCGTTTCCTTGGGGTCAGCCTGGCACGCCGCTGGAGCATTTCAAAGGCCCACGCAAATGGCAGCGCGAGGTGCTGACGCATATTGCCGACCACATCACGCAGAACAAAGGCCAATTAGACTTCAACACCCTACGCCACGCCGTAAGTAGTGGACGTGGTATTGGTAAGTCGGCGTTGGTGTCATGGATCACGATCTGGATGCTCACAACCCGCATCGGCTCAACGACCATCATTTCGGCCAACAGTGAGTCTCAGCTTCGCTCGGTCACATGGGCCGAGATTACCAAGTGGCTAGCGATGGCGCTCAACAGCCACTGGTTTGAAGTGTCAGCCACCAGACTGATGCCTGCCAAGTGGCTCACGGAATTAGTCGAGCGTGATCTTAAAAAAGGCACGCGCTACTGGGGCGTTGAGGGACGGCTGTGGTCAGCGGAGAATCCTGACGCCTACGCGGGTGTCCACAACTTCGACGGGGTGCTGGTCGTGTTCGACGAGGCAAGCGGTATTGACGACAGCATCTGGGCGGTCACATCTGGCTTCTTTACAGAGAACACGCCTAACCGATTCTGGATGGCGTTTAGCAACCCACGGCGCAACACTGGGTACTTCTACGAAGCGTTTAACAGCAAGCGGGAGTTCTGGACTACAAAAGTGGTAGACGCCAGAACGGTCGAGGGGACGGACAAACAGGTCTACCAGCAGATCATCGACGAATATGGCGCTGACTCATCACAAGCGCACGTCGAGGTGTACGGTCAGTTCCCGTCCGAGGGCGACGATCAGTTCATATCCGCCAGTTTAGTAGACGAGGCGATGAAACGTAGTCCTTACCGCGATGCGTCAGCACCAATAGTGATTGGCGTAGACCCCGCACGCTTTGGCGCGGATGCAACAGTTATTGCGGTGCGCCAAGGACGTGACATTATCGCTATCCAGCGCCACAGGGGCGACGACACCATGACTGTTGTTGGGCATGTGATCGAGGCGATTGAAGAATACAAGCCAGCTTTGGTCGTGATTGACGAGGGTGGCTTGGGGGCTGGTATTGTTGACCGTTTGAAAGAGCAAAGGTACAAAATCAAAGGTGTCAACTTTGGCAATAAATCGTCAAATCCGGTCATGTATGGCAATAAAAGAGCCGAAATGTGGGGCAAAATGAAGGATTGGCTGAAAACTGCTTCAATCCCGCTTGACAGGTTTCTTAAAACTGATTTAATTTCGCCTATGATGAAGCCCGACTCCAAAGGGACTATTTTTTTGGAGTCAAAAAAGGACATGAAGGCACGCGGATTGGCCTCGCCTGACGCGGCTGACGCTATTTGCGTCACTTTTGCCTTTCCAGTAGCCCACCGTGAGGCGCGTGAATCCACGCAGCGCCGCACGTACAGTGACAGAGGCGTGGTTGCAACTTCTTGGATGGGATCGTAATGGCTAAGAAATCTGTATCCTTAAGCGTTGGACGCGGCGAGAAGTTGCCAGTCAGCAAAGGTGCTGGTTTGACGGCTAAAGGGCGTGAGAAGTACAATAGAGAAACTGGCAGCAATCTCAAAGCGCCAGCGCCTAACCCTAAGACTAAGGCAGATCAGGGGCGCAAGGATTCATTTTGTGCAAGAATGGGCGCAGTAGCGGCCAACGCCAAAGATGGCGAACGCGCTAAAGCAGCTCTTAAACGATGGAAGTGTTGATATGGCTACCAAACCCGGCTTATATGCCAATATCCATGCAAAACGTGAGCGCATAGCCGCTGGCTCCAAAGAGAAAATGCGCCAGCCAGGCGACAAGGGCGCGCCGACCGCCAAAGCGTTTAAAGAATCTGCCAAAACAGCAAAGAAGAAATAATCATGCCACTGGTTAAATCAAAATCACCCGAAGCCTTTCGCAAGAACGTCAAAGCTGAAGTCAAAGCTGGCAAGCCCGTCAAGCAGGCCGTTGCCATCGCGTATTCAGTCAAACGTGAAGCAGAAAAGAAGAAAAAATAATGGCTGATCCAACCGGAATGGTCGCGGCGGCTAATGTAGCCGCTGGCGGCAAACCACCAAAGTCTGACTCAGACATATTGACAACCGCCCGCGCTCGGTTGGACATGGCAGTCGCTGCACTGGCCGAGAGCCGTGAGGATGAGATTGACGATCTGCGCTTTTATGCCGGATCACCTGACAACCACTGGCAGTGGCCTGCTGACGTATTGGCTACCCGTGGTGCGGTGCAAGGCCAAACGATCAACGCACGCCCGACACTCACAATCAACAAACTGCCGCAGCACGTTCGTCAAGTGACGAATGACATGCGTCAGAACCGCCCAGGCGCTAAGGTCATCCCAGTCGATGACAACGCTGACGTGGAAGTGGCTGAGATTTTCAACGGCATGATCCGCCATATTGAGTACATCTCTGACGCTGACGTGGCATACGACACGGCCTGCGAGAATCAGGTGTCCTACGGCGAAGGCTATATCACCCTGATGACCGAGTACTGTGACGAGAACACATTCGATCAGGACATCAAGATTGGCCGTGTGCGTAACTCGTTCAGTGTTTACATGGATCCGCTAATCCAAGACCCAACGGGTGCAGACGCCAAGTATTGCTTTATTACCGAAGACCTGACCAAAGCAGAATATGAGCGCCAGTACCCAGATGCTGCGCCTATCTCTACTTTGCAGTCCCTTGGCGTGGGCGACCAGTCAATCAGCAACTGGCTCAATGAAGACACTGTGCGTATCGCTAGTTATTACTACATTGACTACGACAAAACCAAGCTGAATTTGTACCCTGGCAACCAGTCGGCCTTTGAAGGCACGCCTGAAGACAAGATGCTTAAGGACATGTTTGGCAAGCCAATCAAAAGCCGCATCTCTGAGCGCCCACGGGTGATGTACTGCAAGATCAACGGTTACGAAATCCTTGAACAAAAAGAGTGGGCTGGCAAATGGATCCCAGTGATCCGTGTGATTGGCAACGAGTTCGAGGTTGATGGCCGTATTTACATTTCTGGCCTTGTCAGAAACGCCAAAGATGCCCAGCGCATGTACAACTACTGGGTGTCTCAAGAAGCTGAGATGCTGGCTTTGGCTCCCAAGGCTCCGTTCATTGGCTATGGTGGCCAGTTTGAGGGCTATGAGGACAAGTGGAAGACAGCCAACACAAACAACTGGCCTTATTTGGAGGTCAATCCAGACGTTACAGACGGCCAAGGTGCAGTCTTGCCACTACCCCAGCGGGCACAGCCGCCAATGGCCTCTAGCGGTCTATTACAGGCCAAAGCAGGCGCATCTGAGGACATTAAGTCCACAACCGGCCAATATAACGCTTCTCTTGGCATGGGAAGCAACGAACGCTCTGGTAAAGCCATCTTGGCCCGTCAGCGTGAGGGTGATGTCGGTACTTTCCATTACGGTGACAACCTAACCCGTGCCGTGCGCCATGTGGCTCGTCAGTTGGTGGACTTGATCCCCAAGATTTACGACACACAGCGTATTGCCCGCATCATTGGTGAAGACGGCGAGACTAAGATGGTCAAGATCAATCCTGACCAGCCGCAACCCGTCAACAAGATTGTCAACGAGCAGGGTATTGTGATCGAAAAGATCTATAACCCTGGTGTTGGCAAGTACGATGTGGTGGCCACAACTGGCCCCGGCTACGCAACCAAGCGCCAAGAGGCGTTGGAAGCCATGGCTCAACTGCTTCAGGGTAATCCCCAACTGTGGTCTGTGGCTGGCGACTTGTTTGTCAAGAACATGGATTGGCCTGGCGCACAAGAGATGGCCAAGCGGTTTCAGAAGACCATTGACCCCAAGTTCTTGTCGGATGACAATGATGATCCGGCATTGCAGGCGGCGCAGCAACAGATTCAGGCCATGGGCGCTGAGATGGAGCAGATGTACCAGATGATCCAGAATGTCGGCAAATCTATTGAGATGCAAGACTTGGAGCGCAAGGACTTTGAGGCTCAGATCAAAGCATACGATGCTGAGACTAAGCGAATTGCCGCTGTGCAGGCCGGTATGACTGAAGAACAAATCCAAGACATTGCCATGGGTGTTGTCGCTGCGGCCATGGAATCGCAGAGCATGATGAACCAAATGCCTGAGATGCGCGAGGAACCCATGCCTATGGAAGAACAACAAATGATGCCTCCCCCACAACAACAAATGGGAATGCCACAATGAAAGCCGCAGACTTTATCGGAATCTTATTCCTAGCCCGTGATGTAACTCACTCGGTGCATTTGAACACTCGCAGTTACAGCAAGCATGTGGCGCTCAACATTTTCTACGAGCGTATCATTGGCGCAGCTGACGACTTTGCCGAAGCCTATCAAGGCCGTCATGGTCTAATTGGCCCAATTACCCTGCATTCGGCCAAAAAGACAGCCAATATCATCGAGTTTTTGCAAGATTCGCTTGCCGAAATTGAAGCCGCAAGATACGATGTGTGTGATAAATCTGATTCAACAATGCAACAATTGATAGATAATATCGTTGAGATATATCTCCGGACTTTGTACAAATTGAAATTCTTGGCGTAAGG